TGGACACACTAAAAAGATGAAGAGTGTTTTGTGTTACTTATATCAAAGTTCTTTAATTTTTTAATTTCATGCATTACTTTTTCTTAATAAAAATTCACATTGACATCTTTAAAAAATAACCATAAGGCTTTACCACCTATTCTTTGAAAAAACCTATTGTATTTTGCTTGATTTTGATAATAATCTGACTTTCTCTCTAATACATTTAAATAAGATATTCCTGAATTGCAACAATTTTTCTCTTTGTATTCATGATGCACTATGTGTCATAAATCAATTCAACTGATATATCTAAATGTCTCTTAAATTTCTTTATATTATTCTAGGCATAAAACTCAAATGTCCATTTAATGTTTTAATATCAATATTAATTATTCTTAGTAATTTTTGCACAATTAAAAACTAAAAGTTAGCATGATTGTGAATAAGTACTGAGCGGTCAGTTCGGCTATGTAGACGATTTTTTATTTGCATCATGCTTAAAATGACCCAAGATCCTTTTGGATATAACAAGTTATACAGTAGTATCCTTTCCTTATTATTTGTCTTGCAGTTTCTTATACAATGTTCCAAAATGGGTGATCCTTGTTTTGAAGTAGATTATTTCTGTGAGTTAGACTGAGCTTCCTTTATTGAAGAATATATCTGTAGTCACTTGGGTCTGGAGAAACCAAAAGGGAAGAATAGAATATACCCAATTACCCTATTGAGTAACTTTTGTTCTGCTATCTTTGTATTTCTGACAAAGTCCAATTTAAGTAATAACCGTCTCTCACAGCCAATACATTCGTGATCAACATGTGTTATGCATACTGAGTGCATATTAGGAAGGGACTCAACGAGTTGCGACCAATTTTTCCCTCTTTCTACTGCTCTCACTACTAGATTTAATTTCAATATGTCATTGTAATACTTGGTTATCTTTCCCCTCAATGAGCATATGAAGTGATTTCTCAGATCTAGGAGGGGTGAATTATTTTCGTAATCTAACATAAGAGAGTGTAGGTGTTGTCTACCTTGTCGGACATAAGACTGGACCTTGTGAAAGAGAGCCGTTCCCTCAGTGAACGGAATGGTGTAGCGATGGCAGAAAGATGACTCTAAAGAAGGAAAACCTAAAGTTATAAAGAACTCGTGCAATGAAGCAGGGTAATTCTTTTCTATGTGCTTTAGCCAGTAAGGAATTGCTTGCCTCTGACGTGACATTGCTTTACAGATCAAGAATATTCCTACTTGGTCTGGAAAATCAACTCGGAGTCGTTGAACTCTTCGTTTTCCACAACATAAGTACCATTCTGAATTTTTTGCATTTGAACTATATGGTTTCTTAAGTTGAACTTGTCCATAATATTGAATAGCATTCTTCATTAAGAACAAGGTTCCCCCATAATCTAATAAAAACACTTTAATGATGCTGGTTTTAGGGATATTAGGAGAAGTACGTGCCCAAATATTTATGATAGTTTTATAGAGTTGCTCTCTTGTCTCTTCTTTAGTGGTCTCTGCATCCATTGTTAGAATGTCACTATCTTCAGGTAGGTATTGTATGACAGAGTCCAGCCATAGTGGGTTTGTAATATCCGTGATTTGAATAGTTAGATTATTCAAGATTAATTTTCTGGATTCAAGTAAAACACTTAGCTTATCTATGTTATACAACATCCTTGGAATAACTCGACCACTCAAAATTTCTGCTTCCTGTTGTGAATCTGTGGCCAAAGTATTGAAGAATAAATAATCTGTCTCCTTCCACTTCAAGAGTAGTCGAGCGCCACTCCCTTCCCCTTCGGCTAGGCAGATTGCCTTTCCGAGTTTGCCTGCTGGCAAAAGATCATAAAGCTTATAATGCATTGATGAAACGACCCCTGTAAACCTGCAGAATTGGTTACTATCAAAACAAGTGTATAAGTCACGTTTGTAAGTATTTATTAGCATTTGGACTTGATTTCTATCAGACATATTTCGAAAACCTGAATCCAGAGAAATAGAAGAGATATTACTGCAATCAACATACAGGTATGAAGCCTGTTCTCTAGACAGTACAGATTTTCCCTTAGAAGTTGACAGACACTCAGAAGGTTGCAATAGACTCGTGTTTCGAGATTCTATTCTCATGGGAGTTTTCAATGATCTCATATCAAGGATACTGCTCATAAGACGGGGATCATTCGTCTCAGAACGTAAGGCTGCTTTTATGGCGTCACAATTCCTAAGCATGCTTAGTGGTTCTGTGGTGGTTTGAGATGGGGAGGGGTGATGAGGGCAAGTAAGAGCCTGCAGGCAACCCCTAGAAGACACTTGCAATGAAAGAGGTTCACCCCTCTCAGCTTTCTGATCATGTCTTAATATTTTCTGATCATCCCTGAATCTAGTATTCTCTAACAGCAAATAACTTTTGGCTGGATCTTGTTCCGAGTAGGGTATCTCAGTGCACACCTCTTGTAAAGCTGTTGGCTCATGATTTGTTGATTGAGCCCTTTCACTCATATTAGGTGTTTCATCTAAACGACTGGTGTGTTTTAAATTGACCACTTCTTGACTAGAAGAGATAGAGCTCGCATGTAGAGAGGGTTCAGAAAATGAATAGTTTATCAAATGTGAAAATGAAGTATTCTTAATCTTATTAGCTTTGTCTCTCCAATAATTAAGACTTGCATAATAATGATTAGTTCTCGTTGATTTGCTTGGATAGACCCAAAAATTATCAGTCAAAAAACAAGTATCAGCTACAGGTCTGTGATTTTGAACCTTTTTAGTTGTTAATAAACATGATAACCTTTGCAAAATTTTTAAAATAGGTTTTAGTTGTTGCCCTTCACTAGGGAAATAAAGCCAAACTGGTAATGGTGATTGGTTCTTTCTCATCAAACAACTGAAATTATTGATAAAATTTTGATAACTTGCCGTAAGAAATAGTCGGACAGCATCCGACGAACTTTTCTCACCCGCAGAACCTCCTAGCATTAAGGAAATCAATGGTATATGATGAGCTAGTCTAGTTAATACCAATTCATGTCGGAAAGTAGATTGAAGAATTCGAAGTGATCTGTGTGACAAATTTCTGATTGTGGATGATATAAGAAATGTTAAATCTGAGAGGCTCTTGATTGAATTGATCCTGCTTAAACTTAAACTTTCCACTATTAGATTAGCTCCAAAGGCATAAAAGATACTCTCAACTGGATACACAAGAAAGTGTGTTACAAAAGTTTTTGTACAGCCTGAACTTATAGGGTCTGTACTTTGAGAAGATTCATCAGAAAAAATACTTCCAATAATTGTCTCTCCTAAAGTCCACGCAGCAATAGTCGGAAAGTCGTAAGATCCAATATCGCTTACATTTAGACTCAATGAGAGTGTTGATCTTGATACTCTACCTAATCTTCCCTTTATTCCACTACAGAGAGGATCATTATCGTAAACTAACTCGTTGTCCATGTACTTGTTCAAATCCACATCTAAAGGTTTATCAAAGAATAAATACTCAGACGGTACATGCCGTGTGCAACATTTACTTAACATTAAACGGAAAGAAACATTTGATGTTGATGACAATTTAGAAAGAGACAATGTAATGTCCAAAACTGCAACACCTAAATTAATAGTGTTCTGGAAGATTATATTACTATCAACAGCAGCTTGACCCCCTCCAGCATATTTCCCTAGTGTGTTAGTTGATATGATTGCACGAGTGGATGTATTGCTCATTCTATTTGCCATAAAGGAGTGTTGTCCATATTGATCATTGTATCTGTGAACTATATTGCCTGAGTAGTGAGTGGGCAGGAAGTTGAGCACTGTCTGATAGTCTAAATTAACTCTTGAATTGAGAAGAGGAATGAGCAATTTTTCTCGATCTGCGGTGCCTTGAGTCACCCACAATAGTCTAGAGACCATTTCAATAGCTTCTTTAAGGGCTGCCGATGGGCAGTTTACTCTTAAAGGAGGGTAACCAATTTTATCTTCTGTTCGTGACCCTATATACGGTGCTCGATTTCCTATTGTCCATGCCAGGCGATTGTCAGATGGATGCTTTTGAACAATTTTCCGGTCAAGGGCACAACTCACATAATTTAATTCTGCGTTATCGGCCCCCTTTGAATGCAGTCCATTGCAATCGTACTGCAATAAATCCGTAGGTGATCCCAGATCTGAAGATAGCTTAAATTGCTCCTTTAAGTCTTCAGACAAGTTGACCCACTTTACATTGAATTGCTCCAGTAAACATGGTAGTGTGGCACCAATTAACCTTTTTCCTTTCAAGACATCTGACCATGAATATGCTCTCAAGAAATTAGCCACATCAACAGTGCATATGAACTTTTCAAGAGACTCAGACAAATCATCATCTAATGCATCAATGTAAGAAAACCAACTCTTCCATCGACTCTTAGTTAACTCTCTTAATCTCATCAACATTGTACCCTCAGTGGTTAAACTGATCGTGCGGGAAGCTAATAACGTTCTGGTTCCTTCCAAGTAACCTAAAACTTGAAGTCTTTTTCCACTAGGTGTTCGTGAAAAAATATCAGCAGCAAATCGGCTCATTACAGGGTTTGATGATAAAAGCCATTCACATACTCTTTGATCCTCTAAGTCGGAACCTATGTGAAAAAGAGAATTTATTATTCTATTTTGTGATGTAATTGTTATGTTTTCACGAACTGTTTGCCTGAGAAACGTTATTATTTCCCTAGATCCTGGCACATTTAAACCTAATGGATTCATAACGAAATCTGAAGCATCAGCTAAACCGGGTTTTTTAGCAATCAAGATGTAGAACAACTCTTCCTTTCTAAGGAACTCTAATGCATTCCTGAGTTGAAATAACCCTGAAGTAAGAGGATCACTGATGTTCCGATAGAATAATTTCTCCGGGTTTAAGAAAGATAATCCCCCTAGCACTTGAGGTGTGATCAAAGCAATTAATTTCTCCGAGAAAGTAAGAGGCTTTTTAAAACAGGATACATCAATACTAAATCCTAGGGGAAATCCGAGGTGATTCTGATTTAACAAATTTACGGCTAACATGGAATGAAATGCAGCTATCCAACGACTTGGAAAAATATGCCGTGTCTCGCTTGCCCCTCTCTCAAATGATGTGCCAATACTGGCTAGTGAACCTTGAAGATCGTCGAAAATGGAATCTGATAAAGGTCCACACCTTGCCATTGTCTTCAATGATTGTGGTAATTGAACACCATTTAGGTATTGCTTTTTACCAAAGTAAATAAACCCTGAATGCACAAATGTCTCTTCAGGTTTTAAGAATATCCCACTATAGCCTGTAGTAATAGCTAATTCAACAGCAACTCGTGCAGCATTTAATTCTGCCTCATTTTCTTGATAATCATTGGGAGCATCAATAGGGAAAAGACTTAGAGTTGTTATACATTGATTATCACCCATGACACTGGATTTCAATTTTAACTTAGTTTTCAGTTCTACAAGCGTGATTTGAGCACATGATATACATGTCCACAATTTCTGTTGTAGTCCTTCTATACCTCCTAAATGATAATGATAAGCATTGGCACAATCAGGTGGGTTATTTCGGTTATTTTCTGTCACGCAGTGAGGAGGGCTATAAAAGTCACTGACATGCATATAGCATAGTGGTATTAAGAAATGCATCCAGTCGAATAAATTTTTAACACCGTAACATCGATTACAGTAGTCTATGAAATGTCGTGTAAACTCATATCTAAAGGCAAGATTGTATTTCTCAAGATCAGTAACAAAACTTGCACCTCTTACTATGGCATTCTCCCCTATACTTGCTGAATTATGGTGCCAAGAGGCTTGATGCAATAGAGCTTCTTTCTGCTCTCTCTCAGTAACAACCATCATATTACTAGGGAATGCCTTCGCTAGTCCATCTGCTAATAAGGCTTCTGCAAGTGTTTGGACATTTCTGACACGATAGGGCAACTTCCCGAATGTTCTCCCAATATTCAATTCTTTTTCCTTTAATGAAAAGGAAAAGTTTCTATATGAAGGAGCTAGATACTCTAATTTCTCAGCAAAATCCAATATTTGATTTAAAGAGAAATCTGCTTGACCTAAGAATTGCTCAGGTACCCTCTTTGATTGAAATCTGACAGGGGGATTGTATCCTAGCACACTCCTATCAAAAACGCTGTCCCAACACTCTCGATTTACAGCAGTAGCTCTATCTTTTATGAAAATACTCAAATCACTTATTATTTTTGTAGAAAAAAGAGGTTCATGCTCTACAAAGTACCATTCCCAGAGGTGCTGATAAATCTCGGCTTGCGATGGAAATGAATTTGACACAATGTGCTGCCGTAGATATGGGGTCAAATGTAGATCATGTGTGGTTTTGTACCACGATCCTTGAGAGTGATAATGATTTTTTGCCACTATAAACTTAAAGACACAAAAAGTTTCAAACATGACCTTAGGTTTTAAAATTTTTGTTGATTGGGCATGTTTCTTCACTTTGTCTAGTGCAACATCATTGTATAAAACTGGGTGACCCCAATGTTTTTGTAAAGAGAACAATTCACAGTATTGTTGAGGAGTCAGTTTTGCCTGAATTATGGTTTTAATAAAGTTCTGTGCACATTCAGTCCTATTATCTGGAATCTGAAGTTTTAGGTTAAGACTTTGAAGTTCATCATAATATGATTTAATCATCTGAGATTGAAACCAGTACTTCCTCGGCGTAAAAATACCGTACGTTTGTATACAACTGACACATAAGGGTTCTAAGTGTTTTATTAATTTGAAACCATCCTCTAGATACATGGTTATAATTTGGTCCCCTTGATTGTACAAATCTCTTAATATACCAAGAGGTGGGTAATCAGCTTCTTCATTATCTTCGACCCAAGCGCGAGCACAGATCTCCCACGTGTTGTACCTTTCGATGAAGACATCTTTAATCATGATAAAACATTCATAACTAGCGATGCTTACAACAAATTCATCATCACACAGATAAGGAGTTAAGTTTTGATCACGGTACCATGTCTTTAACCCTGGTTTTGAGGCCTGTAAACTTGTAGCATTCCGAATTATTGCTTTTATCGGAACTTTAAAAATAACAAAATCTGCTATTCCAAATAGTTCCAAATCAACTCCTATAAACTTCCAGTTGCTCCTTAAAGACCCTCTTTGTCCCTTAATCCTTCTGGCAAGTTGAGATAAATGCACGAGCAATAACATCCCCCAATAATAAGGATTCTCTTTGGGAGAGAAATCCTCACATTGTAACTTTGCAGAATTTGTAAAAGCATGATCGAGTCTCAAGATCTTGTTAAGGAATACTCTTAAGAACTCATTGTCCCAATTAGCATACTTTATGAGTTCTGATGGTAATAGGTATTTGAAATCATTGATATGATTAATTGCATCGTGTTGAATTGAAGTTATGATGTGATCCCAAATTGAGTGAAAAGGAACTGTGAGTATCGAACAGTTCTGAAGAAATGTCTTTAATGCTGTAGAATTCCTCAAGCGATAAATGTGGTATGGAATCCTACAATTACGTAGTTTTGGATTGTGTGAGTAATGACTATACAACCCTAGACTTCTGGTCAATAAATCACACTGATCTAAAATTATGGGAGAAGATAATCTTGCATCTGGATATTGAGTCGGGTGTTGCATACCAAAAAGAGGGTTAATTCAAGATAAAGACCTGGCTCGGAATGTCATAGAGTCACTTATATTATTTCGCGAGAGGCATAATGTATGCTAAAGGTGACTGTATAATCCCGTAGAGAATTTAAAAATCAAGACAGCCTGTAAGATTTTAAAGTCTCAAAACAGTCAATTGAAGGATGTTTAATATCCATCATTGGTTTTTCTTAATCAGGCAGTGATAACATGTATGATATGAGAATACTTAAGCATGCATTGTTTACAAAGGATACAGTCCGGAATAAATGCCGTATATAGAACCCATAGTAATTCTACAAGATTATACTATCATGATTAATTCATAGAAACAACTTATTATGTGATGACTATCTAGTGTGATAATACTATTATTTTAGGTTAGTGAATACAAATTAGGGCAACTACATCTTTTATTATAAAGGGCAATTGATTATGATCCACTGTCTTCTCAATATCCTTATACAGCTGAATTAAAGCTTTAGATGCCGAATCAAGCTGTCTAAATAGCAATTTTGCTGTTCATGTATTGTGTCAAATTAAGAGGTTGACCTCTCTCAATCTGGCTGTGTTCCCTTAGGACTGCTTCAGCTACTAGCCCAAACACAACTGATTCTGAGAGGACAGTCTCGCCGCAGCAAGGTTCAATGTCAATCCTCCTAACTTCTACTAAGAACCCCATGTTAACTCGAGTGATTATGATCTGTTGTCCGGTTAATTTTATTTCAATACTGCTAGGTTTTCCATGATCATTTACAACATGGAGGGTAAACAGCTTATTGAAAAAGTTTTTCACACCTGCCATTAGGATTTTAAACATGTCTGAGGTCAAATAGATCCCCAACAGGTTAGGACTGATATGGATAGCTGACGTAACTTCTAAAAGCAGCCATTCTGAAAGCATATGCACAATGGATCTAAATCCAGGAATCAATGATTGCTGCAATTCTTGATCCTTCAAAGCAACGCCAAGTAAGATCCTCAAAGCCAAGAAAGGCTCCATGATGGTTGATTTTGGGTTTTTAAAGAGATGGGAGAAGAGACTCCTTGTTTGTTGCCATTCTGGAACAACAAAATTAGATTTTAAATGATGCAACAATGTCATTCCGGTATTTGGGATGTGAAAGATAAAATTCCCCCATTTCACTGTCCAGCCCCCAACACTGGGCTCTTTTACCCACCGTGCAGTAGAATTGAGATCAAGATTTATGCTCTTCTCTGTAATATTTGTTGGTAAGTTGTAACGTGTTGACAGTTCTGCCATACTCAGAAGTTTCTTTGCAAAAACCTGTACTGCACTAAGAAGTAGAACTATTAGAATCCCAGTTCTATATATGATAAAAAGTCTATAATGTATTATTGGAATGTGTATGATCAATTGTCAGATATTGACAATTATTCTCCGAGGATATCGGCCAAATATATACAACCTTGGTTGAAATACAAGAACATCCTTTTTCTTAATGTTCTTCATGTTTTTCCATAGAAACACAGGTCGTTCGTCAGACACTTGTATGTTGTTGTGGTGTAGAAATTAAAAGAAAAATCAAACAAAATCGTGTTATTGGATTTAAGATGATGTGGAATCCCTCAAACTAAACAATCGATGATAAATAATTGATTACAATGCGATTGAATTTTTGTGAGTTTTAATTTTGAACTAGTAGTCACAGTTGATAGGAGAGTATACAAGTCTTACAATAAGAACCAAGGTAGAATGTTAACAATAATTATATCGTTGATTTTGAAATGACAATCATTGTCTTTCACCCTGATTTCGAGGGAGAATAAAGTGATCATATGAGGCCTGCACACTGATGGACGATTCACAGGGGATATTATTCATCACATATAATGCAGCTTGCACAAACAACGATATTGACTTCTTGTCCCAGCCCTGCCATAAGGCAGCTTCAAATTGACCCCCTTTGTCAAGATGAATACCTGTATATGTCTGCTTAATAACACCATTTTGGTCCTGTGGAAGATTCTCATGGTTGATATGCAATTCTGTCATAGTATTAATCAAAGACCTATTTGTCTTTCGGATTCCGGCACATGTTAAACTCAATGCTGCACGGAGTGATGTCTCGTCCAATTTTCCGATTTCTGATCTATGAAGATAATTCAATATGTGCCCTAGATTTTCCAAAGTCAGTACATCCTTTGCTTGTTCCTGCTTGTCCTTTGAAAGCCCTTTGGAAAGAGATGGCGATCCACAGTCCTGCTGACTTTTGAAAGCCTTATCTGTATTGGGGAGCATCTTCCGTGCCATCAACAGCAAAAGTTCACGATTTGTTAGATTATCAAGGTCATGATCCCTGTTGCAAGCGGGGTCAGTACAGGGTAACCCAATTTTCATGTTCCTGCACATGTCTTTCGGGGGGGGAGGAGGTTTCGATAGATTAAATGTTGAAAGTGGTCGAGCACGGGAAGCATGATTAGTAGGGCTACCTTCTGTACTACTACGGGTTGAACTCATTGATCTTGCACGTGGATGATGGTTAATGTACTGAGGTTTAGAGGGTAATTGATTTTCATGGTATGTGGATAGTGCAACTTGGTGGCTACGATTTCGGCTTCTCCCACGAGGCTGTTGCATTCTGAATCTTGGAATGAATACCAAATGAAGTTGTATTTGATCAAATATAATCAAAAGCGAAAAGGATGAACAATTTTAATAAAGAACACTTAATGTTCTTCGTTTTTACTTTGCAGTAATTTATTTACTAAGATTTTTATAATTCTTTTCTACATTGATCAAAATAGAAGTTTATCAATTTCCAGTGTTCTAATTATCTTTTTCTTAATGAGATACGATTAAATCTCGGTAAATGTGTTATCATCCAATCATCTTATCAGCACCTATGTTAAGGTAAATTACCAAAAGTTTATCACCTGGTAAATTAAAATGTAGGCTGAGAAGAAGAATTCCTTCGTATTGAAGTAAAATGAGGGTGGCTCATGTCCTCTTTTGATTTGCATTTAAAAGATTAAATAAAAATAAGTTGTTAATAATATTAAGTGTTCAAGACATTGATAGAGATAGTTATGATCAAAAGAGGAGGTTTATTTTTCCAAGATTGGGTTGCAAACTAGGAGTTTCTGAGCAGTATATCTTTAATATGAAAATAGAAGATTGACCAGCTGACCTCTTTAACCAATATTTATTATGGTCTTAGGTTCAGAGAAGTGACATGAAAAGACGCACTACTGGAATTTTCCCAAAATTGATTTCTATGTGAATATTCGGATTAAAGATAAGGATTTTAGAAGTAATTAGTGACTTCAATGCATTGGATCAGAAGAATTGCTCCTAATGATGGTGACACTTGACTGCTATATCATCACGATCAACAATATATAGGGAATCGATTCACATTGAGTTATAAGCTCCCTGAGGATTCTTTAAGTCGATTTCAGTAGATTAGACAAAGGGCTCAGCAGCAACTTTCCTAAAGCTCTAACCATTGTAAACTTTATGTCATCCAATGTATTTAGTGAAGATACGACAGATACAGGACAGAGCAATCAGAACAGCTATAGATAATAGTAGCAGGATGCCCAAATTGGTGAGAACACCCCAGTCAGATGTCCACCATTTGCCACCTAGACCCCAGCCAGTTTCCTCCTTTTGTTCATCCTTTCTGATTTTGTCGATTTGTTCTGAGATATTTTTAGATAGATCTTCTATTCCTATGCAACAATCAGGTCCTAGCACCTTGCATGTTCCGCCCCACCTCGTAAGCAAAAAGTCAATTGCATGCCTATTGATTAAGGAAAATGTCCTTTCCTCGGTTGTGACCCTTAACAAGAGCTCCAAGGATTTAGCAGTTTGATTAGCTAAGCGCCTCAACCTACAAACTAAATTGTTCTGATTTTTGATTAAACCGGCAGTATAGAGTCCTTCGATTCCAGGGCCAAAAAATGGTATCCAGCTAAGCCCTGCCGCCAAATCGTCCTCCTGCACACTCCAAATCCTCAACTCTGCATCACAATCATTCTCGTTTTCCCCAGAGTAGGCAGTATCTCCATTTTTATCAGGAAAATAAGAGAAAGTTAAACTGATATTCGGGGGAGTGTGTTGTTCCTCATTAGTTGAAGTATTAAAGCTGGGAGATTCATCAAAGATTGTTTCTGTGTTTGGGATTGGATCAAAATCAATTTCAGTATTTATTAACCCATCTAAAAACGGGAATATATCACCTTCTTTCCAGAAAATGCTTCGTTTCTTTCTAAAGTATATAGGAGGGCGGGTTGTCGGACTAGAATCCGGAGAAGAATTTGTGGGGTGTTTGCTTGTTATATCTGATGTCGTCATGATGATGTTGGTTGTGCTGTTGGTGTCTTGTCCTGTGGTGGGATTTTCTGTTGGATCTAGAGTTGTGTTCAACTGAGCATTGGTTTGTTCGCTTTCTGCTAGTTCACGTTGTGTATCATTATTGGTGATGTTGCGGGTTGGAGGGGAAGGAGTACTGAGGTTGTACTTGAGAGTGTTATAGGTGGGAGTTGTATTAGTATTGTTGAGGAGCGTTGCTGGTTGTGTTGTTGGGTCGGTTCCATTGTGCTCAGTTACAGCATGTCGGGAAGGATTCGTACTGTTTTGCTCATGTTGTGAGGTGCTTGGATGTAGTGAAGGAGTGGACAATATTGTTGACGATTGTTTCTGTTCAGTGACTACATTAAGAGTTGTGTGGGGCCCCTGTTCTCCAGATCCTGAGCCGGAAATCATAAGGTCCTCATCGTCGCTACTTGGGTTCATAGTTCCAGATTTAGCAGTATTAATTTGAGTATTTGTAGAGTGAATGCTCGGAGTTACTGTGGGCAGGGATGGAGGTTTAAGAGATGGAGGGCATGTTTGATTGTTTGTGGAGTTGTATTCTTGGAGGATGCCAAAACATCCCGTATCATTTCTCTGCGTTTCATTGCTGCTTGTCCAATATTTATTGGTGGAGGTCAAGTTCATGTGACGATAACCTTGTCCTTGCCTAGAAAAAATCATTCTGTGAACTGTCTTATTAACAATCATAGCTGCTATATTTCCTTCAGTGAAGACCTTGCCTCGGTACATTGTTGTAGAGGCAACGCGATCATACAAGAAAAATGCCCCCCACAAATGGAGGGCAATCCCCTGTGCATGAGGGTTTTGACCTTGAATATGATGAACAGTTTTACATTTAGGGTAATCGCGGATATTACTGGGAGGATCCAGCAGCAAGGATTTTCCAGAAGGGTCTGTTACACTTATATTGTAACATGTTTTGGCTTCTTCTCCTTCCGTATACTCAACGTTCTTGGGAGGAACACCTGTCCTGAAAGCCCATCGTTTAGATGCTTCCAAAGGGGAATCAGCAACTTTTTGCCCACTCAGTGTAAATCCCATCAGATGAACATCTTCTGTCTTTTGGAGGGTTCCGGAGCACACTGAATCTACATCTTGAGGTTGGCTGTTACTAGCAATTTCTAAAACAGGGAGAGTTTTTATACTTTGGATTAAAATGAGACTAATCAGAAAATATATGGTCTTCATGTCGGGGTGCTTCCTTGGTTTTAATCTACTAATACAGGAATTTACTCACTAGTGAAACCTTACTTTTGCAAAGTTCAAAGAACTTAATTGCCTTTACCTAGCAATTAATGTTCTTCATTAGTTTTTCTTATTATTTTAGAAGGGAAATTATCTTTGAATTGATCAACTTGAAGATGAGTAGTCTTATAAGATTTACTATGAGGTTAAAGTAAAACTGAATAGGAACCATTTATCACGTATTAACATTCATCCTATATGATCTGACAAACTTATGATTGATTTAGCGGTTTAAAAGAAGTTATACATTATAGGTTAATCAGCTCAATCAATCCTTTAGGGTAGCAGTGAAGGGTTAAAGCACTATTAAAATCAACTTAAAATGATCCTGCATGAATCTGACAAATATCTATCTGAATCAGACCCTTTGTACAGAAGGGCCATTGTCTTACCCAATTATCTTATTAAACAGCACTGAGTGTCGGGTTAGCATATGCTAGCACAACTTGCCGGTTGTTGAAGCCATTCAAAGGAAAATTCTCAGGCGCTTGGAAATAAACTACCGGAGAACCTTCTCCTCTTTTCTTCATCATGCCCTCTTTTACTGAGAACATGTCGGCAGGAAGTGAAATCCTGAATAAGCTCGTCTTCTCTGGGACTTTTTCAACCCTCAGTTGATGAAGGATGCCAGATATGGCCAGCAGTGGTCCATTGTTAGGATTCTTATGCTGACGATAGGCTTGTTTTTTAACTGTTGGTAGGACAATAGGCGGCAGGTTTGGGTGTACAGAAACCGCAGGGTGCATGGTGTTTCCGATTAATTTGTCTTTGGACGGGCGCCAAGCATCATCAGGAAGCTTTTGCACGCTCAATACTAGATTAGTAAGATTGTACGTAAACTGATTTGTAGAAAAGTTCCTGGGAATCACCATGTTTTGGACAAAAGCTTGGTTTCCTTCCCGCAGCATTCTGAGTGGATGTGCTGGGATTCCTGTCCCAAGTCGATTAACACGAACAAATTTTTGTCCATTGTGCGTGAATTGGGTAATCGTGTAGCTCCCTGTAAGCAATGCAGCAACAGTGTGGGCTAAAGGGTATTCAAAATTGCTCATGATCCCAAGAGGCAGCCACGCTGGGACTCCTTTGACCGTCCGCTCATTATAAGCAGATATATCAATTATTGCTTCCAAAGTGAAGGCGTGACAAACATTCCCTTTAAACTGATCATCTAGATTCAAGTCGCCCACATAATTCGGAGTTATACCATGTTGATTTGATAGCTGGTCTGCTGGGATTAACTGATTTGCACCATGATCAGCATAAGGGGGAGGGTTCAGGTATTGCATATACGTATTATAATTGCTGGAACTGGCCATATCTGAATTTGTTCCGTCAACAAAAACGAATTGTTTAGTGTAAATTAATTTTTAAAGAAGTAAGTTCAGCAAGAGTAGACTTGATCTACTTGAATTTAAAAACCTTGCTTTGTAAAAGAACACTAAGAAGGAAAAATCCACTTAATGTTCTTCATAGTTTTTCTTAATTAAAACAGTATTTTATGCAAGTATAATTTACAACGTTTTGAACTTATAAAAAATCTCTGGATATATCATGAGCAAGCATATTGAATGACCATTGAGGTTAGTTTCCGTTGGGCCAAGGATTACGTAAGAATAAATATCTTTCCTATATTGTTAGTAAATTCCCAAAGAGTAAGAAGTCAATTATTTGGCTTTTGAGATATACTGATCTATTAATCAAATCCGTTTAAAAAACCCTTTTTGTTAGTAATATTAATTTCTCTATATTATGCGTATGGAGTACACTAAAGATCAATCTATAACTAATTAACCCTCTCTTAATGAAAATCACGCTTAAAACAAATTTAAACTACTATCCTGATTAAATTTACCCAAATATGCTTAAATCATCCACAAACTCTTGAAATGTTTAGTGTTTTTGTATTAACCTAGAAAGATCATTCTTTGTTCAAGAATGAATCGCAAGGATTAGATTTTAAGAGCCCGGGTTTCACCCTGTTCAGATGAATAGACACAGACCCATCCCTTGTCAATTGTTGGATTTGGGGGAACAGCTCGGAGGCTTTTTTGACAAGGGCGGGGGACCGTTTGAAAGTTTTTAACTTTTATTACTGGAGGAACTGCTCCAAGGAAAGCATCGAATGTTCTGCTTAATCGGGTTAATGCAGCCTGAGCATTCTCCCCTTCGCTTAAAATCTGATGGAATGCATCCAAGAATGCTCCAGACTTTCCTGATTTGTAAGCAATTTTTGAAAGGACTTGGGCGAGTATGTGGAATGGAGTGTTGTTGCCAGGGAGATGAGTAAATAATAATAGAGCTAAATCCTTAGCTGAAAGGTTTGGCTTGGAAAATGTTTCTTCACTGAGTTCCAGAACCTTTGACATTTTGTCAGCTGCATCTGTTGTTTGGTTTTTGACCATAGTCTTTTGACTGTAGGCTTGTTGGGCAACTCCAAGATCTTTGAAGATTGCAGGCTGAGGGGGGGGGACTCCATGCTCGTTTAAGTAAGCATCAAAGGCAGCAGCTGGTGCGGTGGTTCTTCCAGTTGAAATCACGAGATGATCGTACTTAGCTAGCATCTCTGACATTCCTTTGGAAATTGCTTCTAGCGTTTTTCCCATTTTTACAACTGGGGTGATATCATGTAGTTGACGCTCGATCTCATGGACTTTTGTTGTCATTTCGCTTAGGGTGCTTTGAATGTCCGACATTTGCCTATTTATAGGTATAAGCAAGTCAGCCAATGTTTTCTTTACGATTAGCTGATCCCAAACAATGTCGTCAGTACTTGTTGATTTTGATATTAAGCAAGGACTACATTGTAATCCCACTGTCCCTTTCGGCTTTCTTCTCTTATATAACTTTTCTAAGGGATTAGTGCCGAACACTTGATCTATTGGAACTTTTCCAGTCATCAGTCCCTCACTCACTTGTTGCATGTATGACGAGTCCCACATTGTAAGATTTATCGATATATTATATTAATAAAGGAAAGGAAAAGAATTAAGAACTGTTTTTGAATATTAAAGAGAATCTTTAATATTCTTCGACTCTTTGTTTTTCTTGATTGGCATGTGATAAGGAAGAGGATACATTGGCAAAACAGAAATGGAAATTGTACCTTATAATATGAATCATCGCACTATCTTGATTCCATCAACACTCAAGTCAATCATTAATTACTACATTCAGTAAAACAGGAAAACTCTAAGCCAACAAACTCGGCGTTTCACCGGTTGAGTGACTTATAAGAAGAGCATAGGAGGAGAGGTAAAGGATCCATTAATATGCTACTATATAATTAGTCGGGTGAAACAGTAATACAGTACATCATTTAGAGAATTTAGTTAATGACGTTCCCAAAATGTTCTCTGAATCAAGTTATATCTATCAAGTTGAATCAGATGATTTAAGAAAGAAATACAATCATATCTATTACAGTATTGTAACCAAGGTAAAGAGGTTTGTAGTTGTATTATCGTAGCAATTAGAGGAGAGATCTAAACCATTGAATAACACCTTCGAGGTACTGTCATATAACCAGTTCCTACCTTTGGTTATCATTCTAAGGTTTGCACCATCTCACATAACAGTGATATATAACAAGGTATTTGAAAGTGGTCTAGATATTTAAATAAATTTGACTATTATGTTTCGGAGGTAAAATATATTGAAGTAAATAAATGAGTAGTCGTGCTGTGTTGTCGAAATTACAAGTTCATAGCAACATGCCTCCTCTCATCAAATGACATGTCAGGCCAATCCGCTTGAAGCTCTTTTGCTGAGACAGGGTTTTGGTACTCTTCAACAAGGGCTGTTATTAATGACTCTGGAGGACTCGTCTGTAAAAGGTCATTAGGATAAAGGAAGGTCCTGCCTTTCTTTGTTACCACTCTCTGTGGCCAATTCTGCTGATTATCCTCATAGCTTGTAAAATCAGGTGATAATTCATAGGCTTCTCCCATCCTTGTGTCCTCCTGAGGAGCAGACGGTGAGGAAGGCGATCTTATAGGTTCCAAAATATCACCATCTACATCACCAATACTGCCAAAGGGATCTTGGGAGCTCACGGCTGGATGCTGTATGGGATCCTGTCTCTTTTCCTGAGCATATAATGGAGGTGGTGGGAGATCAACACCTTGTTCATTATCAGATCCTGGTTGATCGTCACTTTCCTGAGAATCAGTTGTGTATTCTGATTCATCGTCTTCTTGAACAGGAGGTAATTCTTGATATCGTAAGAATTGTTTTCTTGCTGGATCTGTTGATTCATTTCCCTGTTTCTTTTGGCTAATATCAAGGTCCTGAGTTTGCCTTAGTGGTTCGGAAACTTCTTTGGGTTCTCTCAAAGTAGTGCTTGGGGCCATGACACTATTTTCAAGAGTATCCTCGTCTTCGTTCAGCAGTGCAAATGGATCATTCAAGTCAACAAAACTACTTGATGAGGAGCTGTCCTCTTCAGTTTCATGCTCAATTTTGTTGTCGACTGGGGGGGGCAGGGCTGTTGGTCGATTTATAGACCTGGCTTGGACTGTCACTTCTACAGGTGTGGGATCATTTAAGAAAGACTGTGACACCTGATTCTGCGATTGTTTGAACCCCTGATCCTCTGCAATGTTGTTTTCAATTTCTGCAGCAAGACGGGCTAGTTTCTCTCGTTTCTGGCTGAGGACGGCCAATGTCTGACTGTGTGTAATCTCAGTCTTCTGGAGATGGAACTGTTCTAATATTTTTCTCTCTTCGTCATCCTCGGCGATGGCCTGAATTTCCTGGTGTTCATGTCGCCTTTGTAATTTTACTTCTGCATCATGTGCTGCTTCTCGCAGTTGTTGGTATTGTTCGCCAACGTTAACACCAGCCAATGTACTGCCATGTGCTGTTGCAACGCCCAGTGCAATTGCTGAAAGCTGAGGATAGAGCCCATGCTCAAGGTTATTGATCCCTGATAAATTCAAAACCCGTGCAAATGGTGCGTACTCTCCATGACGAGCTAAGTTACTCAATGCCTGTTTGAAGCTTGCAACTTCATTTTTTACTTTTGAGGTCCGCACAAGTGGATGCAATGCCACCCCTGAATCAGTTTTTTGTAGGATGAACTCTAGAACTGTTTTCACAATAAGAAGCCCTGAGAATCTAGTTTGTCCTACTGAATTACTGATGATACTGTCATAGGCATCATGACCTGTCACCAAGTTTACTCCCTGATGGATTAAGACAAACTTTAAAATGAAGCTAGATCTTAAAATCCCAAAGATTACTTTCATGTGACCTGTAGTGAGCCAATGATTGGGGTATGTTACAATCCCTTGTTCCTGATGCACTGTTACTTGTCTCAGGGCCTTTTCGATGCTAGCTCGGTCTCCGACAACGAGTTTCGGGAGAAAAAGACTGCAAAATGACAGAAAGAGCCCAATCCTCCCCCTTTGAGATTCAGTGCTTTCTAAGGTTTTGAGAGCCAAAATCAAAGGGCTGTAATGAGGTTCATTGGGAATAACCTCTAGAAAGCGAGTTGCATCAGGATTCTTGATGACATCAAACTCATAGCCCGCGTCCCGCAGATATTTTGCAATAGGACTTGTATTGAATTTATCTTTGTCAGAATTGTAATAATGTTCAACACATAATGTCAACAAGCCGCCTTCCAAAAGATCTCCTAAATCGATCCCTGAGTTTATTGCATCTATTATCTGGTTACAGATACTAACCTGATGGTTTGTATCAAACAATATCACCTTCTTATTACGAACATGAGGGGCTGTGGGTTTTGTACCTAATTCTAGCAAACTATGTAAATCCATCTTTTAAAGAATATTAACAAAATGACTAGTCTTAATGTCAATGTTAATATTCTTCTTTATTTATATGATACACAAAATCATCATCTCTTGTTTTTGTGTGTCT